CTACACCTGTTGAGGTTGTTTGTAAACGTATATCTGCTGCGTGTTTAAACACACAAGCACCGCCAGTATTAAACTGAGCCATTGTTCTAGCATTAGCAATATCATACATTTCAATTCTGCTTCCATTACTTCCAAGACTTAAATATCCACCTCCTTGCTCATTTATTAATGAGACACTATCACTACCTCGATGAAATATTGTAAATTCATCACTATCACCAAGTTTTATATTTGCATCATCTGGCAAATCTAGGTGGCTTGTGCCTGTGATTATGCCCGTTACGTCAAGTCCTGAGTTACAGTCAACATTACCTGCAAAATCAACTTGACCACTTGAAGTTATCAATATGCCATCAACAGAGTTGGTAGTATTTCTTACTCTAAAAGTTCCGTTGTTATTAGCTACATACCAATCTGAATTATCTGAATCAGTTAAATTAATCTGAGGTAATGTGCTGGTAATTGTTAATGCACCAGTTGTGACAGTTAGATCACCTGTTACGTCAATACCACTTGCAAAATCTACGTTGGTTAAAAAGTCAACGTGACCATCTGCGTTCCATTTCTGTATATGGTTTGGAGTGTTAAGATTATTTCTAGCTAAAGTTAAAGTATTGTTATTGGCAACTATATAATAATCTGTAGTTTGGTCACTCTCATCAAATTTTATTAAAGGTGCAGTTGTAGATATTGTTAGATCGCCAATTAAAGTGCCGCCTGCCAACGGAAGTTTTGTTGCTATTGAGTTTGTAACAGTTGTTGAGAAGTTAGCATCATCACCTAAAGCTGCTGCAAGTTCATTGAGTGTATTTAATGCGTCAGGGCTAGAATCAACTAGGTTTGATACAGCAGTATGTACAAAAGCTGTAGTAGCAATTCTGGAATTATTACTGGATTGGCCTTGAGTAGTTGCTGTTACTCCGTTGGTTAATACACCAGAGCTAGAAGTTAAAGCACCAAATAAAGTATCTCTTGTTGCTATATCTACCGAATCTACCGTTCCAGCTATTGTAAGATTACCAGTTATATCAACATTACTGGCTGCTGATCCATTTCCAAACTGAAAACTTCCAGTATTATTTATTTGAAATCTACGTTGTAAATTTGTTTCGTCAGTTATAGTAAATGCACCATTCGCATTTCTAATGTCATAATCTGAATTATTATCACTATCAACTAAACGGATTCTTGGAAAAGCACTTTGTATTTCAAATACTCCATTTGTAGTTATATTTCCTGTTGTACCTAAAGTTCCTGTTGTAAATATATTCTGCGATCCAAAGTCAGGAGAAATCTTTGACCCTGCTATCGCTGCACTTCCGCTTATATCATCATTTACTATCGTTCCATCTAATATCTTTGCACTTGTAACCGCACCAGTATTTATAGCAATCGCTGTGCCATTACTTGATACAGTTACATCACCTAAATTACCATCAGTAAAGGTTCCCTGTGGACCTGCCGTTTTTACGGTGACAACTCTTGTCTCACCATTTACCGTAACTGTATTTTTTGTAGTTGTAACATTAACAGAAGTCATGCTGTGTACCCTTCACTTACAGTAATGATACCTTCTAAATAGTATTCTTTTAACCCCGAAGGATCAGTTAATTGAACATCATAATATAAAAAATTCTGCGTAAATGTTCCTGTCTGCGTATCTGTCAGAGCTATAGAAACAGAACCAGTAGGTCTATCTGTATATGTAGTTGTAAAATCAGCAAATTTTGTGGTGCGACCTTTATCCCAAACCTGTGCTGCAACCGTAAATCCTGTTAAATTAATCGCATTATCACTTCCATCTTTAAATAACAAAGGAATACTATGATCTGATCTACGTTGTAGCGTAAAATTATACGTTCCAGGTTCTATTGCCATTTTTAGCCAGTAGCAACTGTCTCTTCTATCTTACTCTCTTCTGGTAAATCTAGTTTTCTTTCTGCAATAGATGCTTGTATTGCAATAATTCTTACTTTGCAATTTTCCATTACCTGTGCTGCCTGATTGTAATTATCTTGCATTGTTTTTAACTCTGTTTCAAGTTCAGTAATGCGTGATTGTGCTTGATCTGATTGCATAATAAATTTAATTTAATTTAAGTATAAGGAGTTTCGCCCAAGATGCTAGTGTTCCATTCTGCTTTTAACTCATCTGTAGTTGTTGCAGCATCAATAGCAGAAGCAGCGGGGGCATCTCTTAATGCCTGTTTTTTGGCAATAATATCTGTTGTACTGGCAGAAGTTTCTTGTGCTTTTTGAAATTCAATATCAAGTTCTGCAAGTTTTGGAGTTCTTGCATTTCTAATATTATCTTTATGCAATTCTTTGGCTTTCGCCATATCAAAACCAAATCCCATAATTTACTCCGTATAAGTCCAAGCATTTCTGAAACTCCTATCGGTAGGAACAACAGACTTATCTACAATATAGGATGTTTTACCCGCTGGCACATCTTTTGCTTGTATTTGTTCAACAGTTAAACCACAATTATCTGCCGGACAAATAATGGCAGCAACTCCATTATCTTGCATATAGATAATACGTTTATCAGAATTAGCCATAAGATTTTTCTTTTAATTATATATTAGCTTTTATTAATCGCCAAAAACTACAACATTTGAATTTAAGTCTTTAGCAACATTTTGTTCTGACTGACCTGTCCTTACTTTAAAAGAACCAACCGTTTTTGTACTAGGATCGAATAAAGTCAAAACTTCTGATGTTTGGTTATTAGAAGTATTATGCTCAACACATCCCACAACAACGTAGTTAGTATCACTCATATCAGTATCTATATTAACTGTATAGACACCAGCAGCGACATCTATTACTGAGCTTATATTAAATGAATCTCTAACACCAGTTTGATCTGATGACGTTAATGTACCTGCACCATCAAAATTAACCCAAGCTTTTGCTCTTCCCTGTGCCACCTGTTCTGGTGTTGAGTTGTTAGCACCATTTATATCTTGTAAATTGTTTACTTTAAGTGTTGACATAATTTAATTAAAGTTTAAATTTGTAAAAAAAAGCAACATTGTGTTATTCGGAAAGCCTATACCCAGAAAAGTAAGTGCCTTCTTTTCCTGTATTCTGTGCGGATGATTCACCGTTGTACATCATTAATTCTACATAATCTCCTACAGCTAAAGTCATAATCTGTATCACAGTAGTTTGAACCTCAAATCTAGCAGTTTCACTATTACTATGTTTTGTAAGTTCTTCCATATAAAAAGTAGGATTTGATCCATTTTTACTTATTCCAATCCTCATAATCCTTTGTCTTCTTTGTCCTGTGAGCCTACCTGCACCAATAATTTTATATGTGCCAGCCTGACCTGACGCTACAGTAAACCTTCCAGTGGTTGCGTTCCAAGAACTTCCTGTATTTAAAGTAACTGCACTTGTAGAAAAATTTGTAAGTTTTGTAAAAGCTGTACTGTTTAAAGGTATTGACTGATCCGTGTCCTGTATCCCAAAAAATAAAGGTTGGATTATGCTTGCTCCTGTAATTGTTCCGTCACCGTTGATTGTTACTGGCATAATTAATCTCCAAAAATAGCAACTGAAATTTGTTCAAAATCTCTTGGTACCGCAGCACTACTTTGTAGTCTAAACGTCTTAAGTTTTATTGTTGTTGTAGTAAAGTCAAACGCAAAAACACTTGATATTGACGTATCACCAGAGGGATCTAAAATTCCACTAGCCACTGCACAATAATTAGCGTTTGGTAGTGCATTTGCAAATGTCAAAGTATAATGTCCTGTTCCGTTATCTGTAATACCACTAACATTAAAATTACCTGTTCTACTAGGCGTTCCCGTTCCATCTAATAAAGCCCAAGCTCTTGCAAATTGACCAACTTCTGTTCCAGCACTATTCTTTACAACAGGTAAGGTGCTTGTAGTCAAGCTCTGTATATTGGCAACATTAAGTGTACTCATTTAAACAACACTCCAAGTTTCACCAGATCCAACAGTAACAGTTACTCCAGAGTTTATCGTAATTGGACCAAAACTACCAGCATTTTTACCATTTGTTATCGCATAGCTTGTTGTCACCGCCTGTCCATTTTCCCAAAAAACTTGGTCTGTCCCACCGCCAACTGCCCCACCAGCTACACCCCAACTTAACGTTCCAGAAGTGTCTGTAGAAATTAAGGCATAACCAGCAACGGAAGGGTTAGCTGTTGGTAAAGTAAGAGTTAAATTACCAGCTAATGCACTGGGAGATCTAACAGCAACATAATTTGTTCCATTACCTGTCTGTTCACTAAATCTAATTTCTTTTTGATTATTGACTGTCAAACCGTTTTGATCTAGAAAAGATACTTCAGCTTGGTTTGCAACTAAACCTATTTGATTTGTTCCTTTTTTATAAAATCCTGTACCAGTATCGCCAAAGTGAAAAGATGGGGCAGATTCAGAACCAGTAGATGTTCCTAAAACACCTGTCATTGTTCCACCTGCTTTTAATAGCATCCCTAAGTTTGTCTGTGCAACGTCACCTATTTCTACAAAACCATCATTATCTTTGTTTCTTATTTTTAATATCTGTGATGTATTACTAACTTCGTTAACGTGCAACTGATAAGAGCCAAGACCTATTGTTGGATCGCCACTACCAGATTGCAAACTTTTTAAAGCAGAAATAATTTGATTTAGTTTTGTTCTTACCTGCTGACCAGTGCCATTATCAACAGTAAAATCATTACCACCTGTATTATTAACTCTTGCCATTTAATTAACCTCCTTTCCCATATCCTAACGCTTGAAACGTAAATTTCACATCTATTACTGCGTTTGATGAATTTTTAAATACAACAGTGAATCCTGTACCACTAATATTACTAAGAACAAAAAATGCACCAGAGGGCATATCTTCAGGGGCAATAGAAATAGACGGCAAAAATGTTGTAGTCGATCCACCAATTGCACTTGTACCTGTAAAAAATCTTTTAGCAAAAACAATATCAACACCACTAGCTGACGTACCAGATTGAATTGGTGTGCTAATTGTATTACCAGACGATATATATTTATTCTCTACTCTAGAAGGCAAAGAAGCATCAAATCCTAATTCAGTAAATCTTATGTTTTCGTTTACATCGACTGACGTTAATGTTGTTTGAAATTTAAATCCTCTACCTACAAAAGAACCGTTTCTTAAATTAAGCAAACTTGTATAAGTTGGACTACTTGTTGGATCGTCATTTGTAACCTGTACTTTTAAACTACCTTGAAGTCTGTCACTACCAGCACCATCAAAATCAGTTCTTGCATCAAGATCAGGAATACTATCAAAATTATTTGATATTAAAAAACCTTCACTTCTTATGTGTCTTTTTAATCTTAAATTTTGGTAAACAGCACCTAAATCTAAAACACCAGCAAAATCATAAGTACCCGATAGTTGGGTTGCTGGATTTGCAAGTTTTAATGCCCCACCTGAAACATCTAAATTAGTTTTTGTTCCACTAAATGAAGTTTGCTCTCTTTGTTGCTTAACTAATAACTCATCTTCTGTTTCTGGCAATGCAAATTCAATCTTTGCTGCTGCTGCTGATAAATTACCAGCTAAATCCTCAAATTTCATTGTATAAGTACCAGCTAAAGCAGGTACAACAACTTCTGTTGTATTACCATTCTGTGAATCAATTTCTGTAGAATCACTAAATTCAGAATTAGCAAAGGATGTCGAAGTGTGTCTTATTAAACATCTGCCTCCAAAAATTACATCTTTAGCTAATGCTTTATCCCAACTTAATCTAACCTGGTAATTATTTATAGGTTCTAATTCGAGTCCTGTAGGTTGTTCTGGTAAATCAGATAATGCGTTTACTGTAATATTTGCAACCGTTGGTACGTTTGATTTTTCACCTAAAGAATTGACTGTATAAAGTCTAATATCATACGAGCCAGCTTCAAATTCTGTCTGTATGATTTCAAAAGATGTTTCTTGTGTATTAACAAGATTAAAATTATCTCCATCCCTTCGATATTGCAATGTATAACCAGAAGCACCGTCTACAGCTTGCCAATCAATAAATACTTTTGGAACTGCCCTATTATTAATAACAACTATTTTTTCTTCAAGAGTAAGTCCTGCTGGCGGTGCTAATCTAGAAACTAATAAGTTAACTGTTCTTTGAGGTAAAGCTTCACCATCTTCTACCGCTGCATATTTACCTTGGTTATGGCTTAAAGCACTAATAGAATAAGTTTTTTTGGCAGTTTCTTTTATATTTACTACTCTCCAGTTTGTGACAGACAAACTAGCTGATTCAAAAATATATGGACTATTAACAACAGGTGCAGATGAAAAAGCACTGGAAACATTAACAACAGTTTGACTATTTGAATAGCTAGATATTGTTCTAGTTTCTACTTTTCCATCACTAAGCAAACAGCTAATAGTTGGTGTGTCACTAATATCAGGTTGATTTGTACCATCTACATTATCAATAGTAATAGCAGAAGTAGTTGCAGCTTTTACAACACCACCTCTTCTTGTTGCTCCCTTAACCCTATCTGCAATACCAATAATGCTACCTATCTGAATAACAGAACCAGCAGCAATATTAGTTTCAAAAACACAAGTTTCTGTAGCTGTTTGCTGTGTATTTAAAAACCATTTACCAACTCTTTGTGCTTGACCTCTTGATGTCGTTCCAAATGTTCTAATAGTGTTTATTTGTTCTCCATATTTTGCTATTGCTGCTGTATCTTTTACAGTTACATAATCTAATTCTTGGGTCTCTAAATCAAAATAACTAATATTAATTATCGTAAATCTAGTTTTTAAAGAGCTACCACTATAAACAAAATTGCCGTCTACAACATTTGCATTGTTAAATACATAGTCGAAAGAAACTGTACTCGGATTAGCAAAGTCTTTTGGTGCGTCATGAGATATTTTTATAGTACCTTCTGAATAAAAAGGCATTGCTCTCATAACAGAACATATATCGTTTATAAGTTTTAGTGCTTCCTGTTGCGTTCTTATATTGACATTCAGTGAGAATCTGGGTTCTGTACCACCTTCTCCATTGCTTACCAATCCACCGCAATATTCACTTGCCTTTTGAAAAACAAATTTATCTATTGAAGCTTCTGGCAAATTACATCCATATTGTTGTTCTGATGTCCTTTCAGCATTAGTTATTAAAAGATCATATAAAATCCAAGCTGGATCACTTGTCCATTCTTTATCTGGTTTAAATGACCCATCAAAAGTACCACTGTAAGTGATTCTACCTGTAGCTAGTTCAACTGTTGCATTATGAGGTATTTTAACTTTTTTTCCTCTTACTCTAAATACCCTTGAAGGTAGTGATGGGAACTCCTCTGCACTAAAACGCAAAGAACTATATGCAACGTGTGGGTAGTTATGAGATTCTTCAATTATTTCAGTTACACCACTTAAACGCATAGCATTAAAAGTATTGCTATCTCCTTCATCATTTGTTCTGGTCAAAGTTACCGTTATAGGAAAAAACGCACCAGATTGCCCTACTGCTGTTGTGTTATAACCAGTAACCTCTGCAAGCCTAATTCCATAATCACGACTATAAGAAGAACTACTTTTACCTTGAACGATTTCAGTATCATTTGCACCAATGACAGTAATTTCAGACCCATTATTGGGGTTTACTTTTATTTGTACTTTTACGCTTGTGGATTTTCTGTTTCCAGAATTAGTGCTAATTCTAAAAAATTGGTCAAATTTAACCCTAACTCTTATTACATCTACATTAACGTTATTAATCTGTACCGATCTTGTTGTTACAGAACCACCTTCAGGAAAACTTACAAGCTGTCCAATGTCACCTCCAGTTTTTTCTGTAGTTTGTATTTCTGCTGCTGGTAAAATTGCATTATTGGCAGTGCCTTGTTGAAACTCAAAATCTACACTGTCGTAGTTAAAATCTGACGTTGCTGGACTATTTACATTTGCATCACTAACTAAAACTGGCTGGTCATTTAAAAATAAATCTTTTAAAAAAGCATTTTTATACGCAGTTGATGTTTTATCTGTAATACTATTTTTGTGTGCAGTAGCACTAAGTTCAATTTCTCCTTCACTTAAAATATCTACAAGAGTAATAAAATCAACGGATTTAAGAGCACCTTTAGGTAACTTTGCGTTTTGTATGTAGCGAGTTTGTGCAGCCTGAATACCAATAATACTATTTTTCATTACTAACTATTCCTCACTTGCAAAGTATCTACATTTGCACTAATTGTATTAGATCCAATTAAAGTTTCTCCATAAACAATATTTATTGGAACACCTTGTTTTGAAATATTGGTCGTTCCATCAAATATAAAACTAGGATCTTGCTCGTCAACTCTAGGTGGTGTAGGAGGTGGAAATAATAAATCTTGAACTCCTTGAAGTAAAAAAGATACTCCTAAATAAGTTAATGAAGTCGCCCATTTTGCTGCTGCTATTCCTAAAAAAGTAGCTCCTACACCTGCTGCGGTTGCTGCTGCTGCTCCTGCAAAGGCCGCTCCAGCAAAAATGAAAGGTAGTATTTCTCCATGAACTACAGGTATTATCTTTATGTCGCTTTCTGTTTGTAAATCTAATAAATCTTCTGAAATTCTAACTTTACCTGCCATTACACAATACTCCTGTTCCTTAATATGATCTGCCACTCCTTGAAAATTATGTATTAAAAAACTAAAAGCTTGTCTAGGAGTTGCCACATCTATTTCAAATGTAGACTGTCCTATAAATTTTCTTAATCGACCATAAATAGTTAATTTAATCATCTACTTCTAATGGATCTAATTTAATAATAGATTCTGTCTTTGGATCTACAAGATAAAAAGGCAAATCATTATACTTACAACTAATTTTATCAGTATGACTAAATTCAAACAATCCATTGGGATGACTATGAACAATACCTAAAACCTCTCCCTGATCTTCACCATCTGCCCAATCTATAGGATCTATTACAAAAGAATCCTCTTTATAAGCTTTTGATATGTTCTTACATTTCCAGTATGTCTGTTTACCTTCTATATCTAAAACAAGACCACAACATTCTTCTGGATGACACTCTGTAGCGTGTTTATATGCCTCTGTAGCCCATGTATTACAAGTCATTAGAAGAACGTACCAGCGGCAGGAAATAAGTCTCTTGTAACTATTCTGGCAGGTATCTTTTTATTCTGCATATCTAATACATTAACTAACTCAAACTGAACTATCTGTCTATTTTCAACAGCTTTTCTATCAATATAATAAACTTTATCCTGTAATCTATCTGTACTGGGAGTACCAAAAGGATTATCACCAACAAAATTAGCATTATCTAAAGCTGAAGCTAACGGTAAAAGTCTTGTCACTTTTGCATTTAATAAGTCGTTTCCAGGGGTAACAGTATTAACAACATTTAAAAAATCAGTCATTGTCATTACAGTGGAATCTTTATCTATACCGCCTAAATTACTAAAAGTAAGAGTAGGTCTTGGAATTGTACCTGTGCTCGTATCTTCAAAACCTTCTACTTTGACTGCTACTCTCTGATAACTGTTGCTATTAAAAATAATCTGTCCAAAATTATTTAAGTTTGCACCAGCATGAAATCTAAATACAGTATCTAAACTATTAGGATTACCAGTTGGTATATGTAAACCAACAGTAAGTTCAAGTTCATATAGCTCAATAACAGAACTTGGATTGATCTTATTTAATTCAACAAAAGGTATTGCCATTAAGGTTCAAATACTTCTCTAAATGAACAAGTTAATGTAACTCTATTAAGAAAAGGAACAGATGTAGGATAACTTTGACAGACAAAGTTTTTTGTTACGTTTTCATTTGGAACGAGAAAAGTAAATGACGCACCATCTGTAATTCTTGCATTAAGAAATGTTATTGCAGTTGTAGAGTCTGTCTGAGATAAATCAAATTTTAGATTTAAAGTTATAGGATTTTGATTTAAACCTTCTGTTAACCTCTGCTCAAAACCATCTCCAAAACTTACAACCTTGACATTCGGCTGTCTTGAAACAGTGTAATTATATTTAGGATTAGTAATAGGAAAAGGATCTGCCATTAGTTTAATAAACCTCCAACTCGTTTTTCATTAATTATTACAGCTTGAACTGCTGCTGCAATCTGTTCACCAAATTCATTAGCATTTTGTTCATCTCCTTCAACAGAAGAACCAGAAGCATCTACGTTTACTACTACGTTTGTAGATCCTCCAAGTGCATTATTAGGAGATACCATTCCACTTACACCTGGAGTAAATAGTTCTGGTCCTTTTTCCCCCACAATATAAGATTTTCCTGCTTTTGCTGGACCACCTGTAGCTAATAATCCACCAAATATAGATCCAAATAAACCTAGTCCTTTAGTTAAAGTTCCTCCTGCATTACCAAAGAAAGCCATGTTAAATGCAGCGTCTATCATTTTATTAAGTACACTGCTCATTACGTCATTTAAAGTAGATGTTCCACGAATTAATCCTTGTATTCCATCAGCTAAATCTGTAGCTATATTTACGGTTAAGTCTTTAAATGCATCTCTTACTAATTCTGCATTCTTAACAAGTTGCTCTGCCTCTTGATTTTGTTGGATAAGTTGTCTTACGTTTATCTCACCTGTAGCTATCTGCATTTTTTCCTGTTCAGTTGCCTCTTCCTCAAATTCTTTGATCTGTTTTCTTATTTCAGCTTCCTCTTTCCCAAACATCAAAATTGCATCATATTGCATAGTTTGTGCTACTAAAGCGTCTAACTTGCTTTCTTCTACTTTTAACGTATCAGATGAAGTTGGTCCATTTATTCCAGAATCCATACCTAAAAATCCTGGTAAGTTTTTTTGTATTATCTTTTTAGACTCTTCATTTAAAACTTTGAAATAAGCATCCGAAGCTGGTCCTGGTTTTGTAGGGTCAAAAAGTCTACCACCAAATAACTGATTAGGATTTGCTGCTCTTCCTGCTTTTGATGCTTTTCTTTCAGCTTCTTGAAAAGCTGGCATATCTAATTCTTTTGCTTTCACCCTTATTCTTACTGCACCTATAGAATCTACAAATTTAGTTGCTAAATCAATAATAGTTAAAAATGCAGGAGCTAAATCAGCTTGTATTTTAAGAATTAGTTGTGCAGTTGCATTGTCTAATTCATCAAAGGAATCATCTAATTTTTTAAGATTATCAACACCTAATGTTCCTATGGTTTTTGCAAATTCCCTTTGAACAAGCTCTAATGCTTTTGTTTTCTTTCCTGCTTTAATTAATGCCTCTATCTGTTTTTCTGTAGATTCACTTACCTTAAATCCTGCATCTTTTAATTTTTGTAACCCTTCTGTCGGATTTTTTAACGCATTTCCCACTTCTCTTGCACTATTGGCAAATTGTGTTGCCGAAGATGCTAAAGCTGTAGCAGCGATAGATCCTGCAAATCCACCTCCAGGACTTGCTGCTTCCCCTAACGCACCACCAAGTAAACCAGGTATAGCTTGTGTTATGCCTCCACCAAAAAGCAAAGGAAAACCACCACCAATAGCAGCACTTTTTATAACGCTACCCACACGTTTACTGGCTAGTAACTTTTGTCGTTCTCTTTCTTTACTAAGACGTTTTTCTTCTGCTACCCTTTCTTTTGCTAAACGTAAATTTTCAACATCTTTTAAATTTAATAACTGTGCTTCGTTTACTAAGTTTTTAGCAGTTCTAAACTTTCCTTTTGATACTAAATTTTCCGCTTCCCTTAACTTAGCTCGTCTTTTGTCTGTATTTAAACCAAACCTATCCAGTTCATTTAGTTTGTTTCTAGTACTTTCAATAGATTTTAGTACTGTTAATTCTCTACCTTTTTTAAATATTGGATCTTTTTCGTTTTTTCTCTTAGCCTCTTTCGTAAACCTTTCTAATTTTTTCTTTAACGTGTTAAGTTCTTGCTCAAAATTCTGAGCATTTAGCTTTATATTTACTTCGTAAATTGCCTCGGCCATTTAACGTGCTCGTTTTGTTTGTGCTTCTTTTCTTATTTTGTCATACTCTGCCTTTTCTCGCTCACTTTTTATTTCTAAATATGAACTCCAATAAATTAATTCTTCTTGAGTTACCTTTTCTCTAAACTCTTGAATCGTATAACCTAACTTTTCACACAAGAAAAACTGTAAATATAAATAGTGGTCTTCATTCAGATGTGCTTTTGGAGTTTACGGTATCTACCTCCTCCGCAGCACCTTGAATTTTAAACATAATATCTGTCAAAACTGTTAAGGGTATTTCTCGTCTAAGACTTGGACGATCAGCTTCACTAAATAGTTTACGACCTTCTTTATCTTCAGCTTTGTTTATTAAAACTTGTAAAGCATATTCTAAATTGTCAGTTTCCTCTGCTTTGTTCATTGCATGAAGAGTTTTGTAAATGGTGTCTCTATCTGCAATAGTTAATGGTTTCCAATATATTTCTAAAATTACTACTCCTTCTTTTTTAATAATGTAACGGCTTACATTATCTACACAAAATGCTTCTTTTAGCTTGTCAATAGCTCTTTTATCAGACATGAATAAATTAAATGTACTACTATAATATAACTTAAAATTATTATTTTGTCCTAAATCCAACTGATTGGAAACCCATATTTATGTCATTATTTACAAATCCATCATGTGCTAAATACACTTTTATCCAGTTAGGGTTTTGATCTCTTGAAGTTAATGTATGACCTTTTCTTCCTTTAGTACCCTTTTTATGCTGCTCATAAGTTACTGGATTTCCTGCTGTATCAGGCATAGTTGCACCTGGTCTATTTATTACAAATCCAGCGTATGACGCTTTGTTTCCTATATAAATGGGATTACTTAAAGATCTCGTTAGTACTTCTGGTCTACCTGGAACTTTATTTGTCTGGGTAGGATAAAAAGTTTGATCCATTAACCATGACATAGGCTGTTCTCCTCCTCCTCCATATATTCTAGCTCTACCACCTGGAGGGTTACAATCCACAGCATTGTTATTTGGTCTGTCATTAAATTGACTAGGCAACTGTTTATCTCTATCTTCTTTAAACCTTGAAGAGTCCGTAGGCTGAACTGGACTTGATGATACAACCCAACTTTGAGCAAAATGTCCTGTCCACCACGGACCAGCACTTTGTAAACCAAATATCATGTGTGATGCAGATTCAGCTACAGCCTTTTCGACTTTTACAAGTAAATCGCCAGGTAAATCGGTTATGGGTCGTACTTTTCTAGCCATTTGCACTAAAATTACAGC